CCCCTTGGGGCTCCCACCTACGCCAATGTTCGACTAGATGTTGAGTAAACATTTAGTCGTTTAACACGGCGATAGCTTTCGCTATCGTTTACCCCAAACTGAGGATAAACGTATGGACCGGAAACAGAAAAGGCAAATTATCGCCTGGGCTGTCCGGATCGTGCAAACGATTGTCGAGCTTCTGATCTATAAAAAGGTCAGCAAGAATTAAGGAAGGAGCGGTTCCACGCATCATGCTGGATTTACACCGAATAGTCGGTGACGCTCTTCTCCTTTAACATCGATAATCGTTATTCCTCTCTAAGGAGTTTTGATGGCAACCACAACTCAGTTAGTCGTTATTAACGACAATGTACCGCGTAACACCCGAATCTATCCGGCTGCTTGCGGTCCAGTTGACTGGGTTGATGATGTGGTATATCACCCCATCAGGAAGACATCAAGTGTTAGATACGTTCGAGAAAGCCGTACAAAGCCCAAGGTGCTTATAGATAATATGACACCGCGGGAATTTGTATATCATTATGATGACCAGACCGGTATCTCCTATAAGGAGACTCAGATCCCATGTCCTCATAACGGCATTCATGGAATGGTTATAGTTCGGTCCTATAAGACTGACGTATCAAACCTGAATGCGGGTTTCCTGTATCCAGACTACGACGATTTTATGAGTCGTAACATCTGGGCTACTAAGTTTCGAGAGAAACTTGGTAACCAACAGGTAAACCTAGGCTCATCGCTCGCAGAATATAGAGAGTCGTGCAAGATGTTTGCTTCCTTCGGCCGTTCCCTCTGGAACGGGTACAAGGTGTTGCGAGGGCGTGCGAAGCGTAAGAAGATAACGATGCGTGATATACCTGCATCGATACTCGCTTATAACTTCGGTATTGCGCCTCTGGCAAACGATCTTTATAGCTCTGTGGAAATGCTTCGGTACCGTATGGAAAAGCCTGTTCGTACTAAAGTCTCAGCTGTTTATACTCAGCCTCGAGGCTTTAGTGGCGAATTATCAGGTTACCATATTGAAGCCGAAGGACGTATCCGGCAACGTGCCGTCTTCTACATTACCAGAAGCAATTTCGCCGGTTTAAATGGCGATTTTGATTTTGGTAACCCAATCGAATGGGCCTGGGAATTGATCCCCTTCTCATTCGTAGTAGATTGGGCCATTCCCATTGGGGAATGGCTTGGGTCGTTAGACGCTATGGTTGGCGTCGACACGTCTGGCGGTACTGTTGTAACAAAGTCGACTATACGGGCAACGTACCGTAAAGCGGACGCCACTCATATATTGAGTGAAGGCCACTTTACGTCAGATACTTATCAAAGACAAGTATTTGACACGGTGCCTATATCGACTTTCCCGAAATGGAATCCTTCCATGTCGTGGAGGCGTGTTATGAATGCCACAAGCCTCCTGTGGCTATTGTCAGGTCGTCTAAAGCGCAAGCATTAGGCGGAACTCTCATGCCCGAAAGGGCTCATTAGGGTTGATAACCCTGTTTTAAGAGGACTCGATAATGAGTGCATATGCCAATTTGGCAATTAACGACTCTGCGCAAACGCCTGAGTCACCTGGTACTCCTGGAGCCGCCACGAGGACGTTTGTCCCTGGTGGCAAGGAGAATGGCGTGTGGACGTGGTACGAAAATACCACGGGAACGACAGCTTCTACTCGTAGCAAGCTGACCGTTTCTCTGACGCCGGGTAACTCCGTTACTCGACTGAAGATTGCATTGGCTCTGCCGAAGGCCCAAACGGTCAACGGCATTGTTACTGCTGCACACGTTAGCCGTGGGTTTGCTGAGTTTCTTTTCCCAGCAAACGGTTCTCGTGACGATCGGAGAGACATTAAAGCTCTTTTGATCGCCGCCTTGAACACCACGGAGCTTTCAGCTATGGTAGGTGACCTCGAAGGGATTGCCGCGTAGTAATATGCGACCCGGTTTGACCGGCCCTAAGTGGTGGATCTGGCTTATAGTTTATATATTAAGCTGGATCCTGCTCATCATGCTGATTGCATCTCTTGCTCAATCGTTTATAAACGGAGTACCCTATGTCTACAAAGAAGGTGACACAGAACCAAGAGCTGCGTCTCGAGGTACAAACCACGATGCGTCTCTGCGAAGTGGTCAATTCACCGAGAAGTTTGACTGTTTATCTCCTTCTGAAACATGGAGAATTCGGTCAATACTTGGATTTAACGATAAACCCGAGCTTCTACGAGGACGCCTCTGTTTTCCGAGGCGACCTTCTAGTTACAAAGGTCCTATCGAAGAGTCCAAATCTTCCGGTTCAAATTGATCGCGAAGCAGTCGCAGTCGCTGCCTTTAGGCAGTCAGAGACACTGTGTAAGCAGCAAAACGATCTGGCGTGGGCACGAAAGCCGGGTGATTATCCGGCCTGGTACCATTTATTTACACGTCATATCGCTGCTGTTTTAGAACCGCTTACAGCGGGAGTGTTGGATAGGATCATAGATTCTTGTAGTCATGGTCCAGGTTCAACCACAGGAGTTCGTGGTAGCGGCAACTCAGTCGTTGAGAAATATACACAACAACTGCAGTTAACCGCCAATCTCTACCCCTTTTGCCGTGCGATAATTGGCGAGACGTGGGCGTTTTATACCCGCCGTCATACCAAGCGCATCGTAAGAGGGTCGAGATTCACAACTGTTCCTAAGTCTGCTAAGACTGACCGCGGTATATGCGTCGAACCTACTCTGAATATCTTTATTCAGAAGGGTATTGGCTCATATATTCGCAGCAGATTAGCTCGCTTTGGTCTTAACTTGGACACCCAGGCGGATCAAAATCGCGAAGCGGCCAAGAGAGCATATAGTGACGGTCTCGTCACTATTGATCTCGAAGCCGCTAGCGATTCAATCGCTTGGGTGATGCTACAACGGGCTTTACCGCCCGACTGGATTCACCTCCTTAGTTTGACTCGTTCACCGCTGACGAAAGTCGGTGGCGAGTGGGTTGAATTACAAAAGGTGTCGTCTATGGGCAATGGGTATACATTCGAGTTGGAGAGTCTTTTATTTCTCTCTTTAGCTCGATCCATTGTTCCAGAAGACGAATGGCACGACGTATGCGTCTTTGGTGATGATATAATATTACCGAAGGCGTATGCGTTGCAAGTAATAGACGCTCTCAGCTACCTAGGCTTTAGAGTGAACAGGTCGAAGAGTTTCTTGGAAGGAAACTTCTTCGAATCCTGCGGCACCGACTGGTTTAAGGGCATTCCCGTTCGTCCTTTTTATTTAAAAGGGGCAAATGGGCCTGTTCCGTATCCAGTCACGATCGCCAATAAGCTTAGGCTATTCAGTAGCCAGGTTTATAACGGTCTATGGTGTGACTCTTCCCTCAAGCCATTATGGCTTGAACTACTTCGCAAGTGCCCGAAGGCCTGGCGAGAATGCCGCGTTCCCCAGTTGTTGGGAGACGTTGGTATTATCACCAGTGTGGCAGAACTCCGCCACTATCGGAAACTTGATAAAGAAATGAAGTATGAAGAGGGCTTTTTTGTCAAAACAGTAGCGCTTAAGCCTAAAAAGCGCAAATACCGAAACTTCGGTGTACTGTTAGACAATCTTGCAGGAGCGGCGTCTGAATGCTCTCTCAAGGGGTTCCGTACCCTTAGAGGACTGTTCGGAAAACAACGCCATAGGTGGACCAGATTAACC